GTGGACTATGACACCACCAACGGCGTAAATCCTAGCTACACCACCTTGCCTAACTCAGCTCGCACTGACGGCACTGTGCGTACTTTCACTGAAACCATTCTCAAGAATGTGATTCAGAAAGTATGGTCTGCTGGTGGCAATCCTAAGATTCTGATGTGCGGTCCTGTTAACAAACAGCGCGTGTCTGGTTTCTCTGGAATTGCATCTTCACGTTTCAACATCAATGGCGGTGAAAAGCCTGCCGTGTTGATTGGTGCGGTTGACATCTATGTCAGCGACTTTGGCAACGTGGCCGTCATTGCAAACCGCTTCCAGCGCGAGCGTGACGCTTGGGTGATTGACCCTGAGTACGCAAAGATGACTGTCCTGCGTCCTTACCAACAAGTTGAGTTGGCAAAGACTGGTGACGCTGAGAAGCGTATGCTCTTGATCGAATTCGGCCATAAAGTCTTGGCTGAAAACGCTCATGGTCTGGCAGCAGACTTGATCACTTCTTAATCAACTAAGAGGAAAAGGGGAGGAGAAATCCTCCCCTTATTTACATGGAAAAACGATTTTTTGATGCAAGCCCCGATAAAGGGATCACACGCACTTGGCACTACAACGAGGACACTGATGAGGCAACGATTCAGACTACTCAGGATATGACTGCTGTCATTGAGGCCAACAAGCGAGACTTTGCTGCTACCGATAACAAGGCAGCTTGGAAAGGCGAATGGCATCATGTTGCCAGCATTCCCGAGACTGTTTACTTCAAGCTCAAAGCAGAGGGCAAGTTGGATGATCAGGCTTACATGAAAAAATGGCTAAACGATTTTGACAACAGATTCTTCAGAGTGAGGCCAGGTAAAGTATGAACTACATTGCAGTCTGCACCCCAGCTAGGGATATGGTTCACACCAACTACACCTACTGTATGGTCAATTTGGTTGCGTATCACACACTCAACACCACTGACGCTGTATCCCTCAAGATACTGCAAGGCACACTGATTCAGAATCAACGTGCTGACCTGTGCCTTGATGCCATGCGTGAGGGATGTAGCCACATCCTGTTTATCGATTCCGACATGACATTCCCACAGGACATGATTCAGCGACTGCTGGCGCATGATGTGGACATTGTGGCTGCCAACTGCGCTAGACGCCGTATGCCCACAGGACCTACAGCGCAAAATTATGACGAAAATGACAAGCGCAAGCCTGTATATACGATGCCCGAATCAACTGGTCTTGAAGAAATTGGCTCTGTCGGTACTGGCGTGATGCTGATTAAGCGCACTGTCTTTGAGGGAATGACAGAGCCTTGGTTTGATATGCCTTGGCAGACAGGTACTCGCGGCTACATGGGCGAGGATGTGTTCTTTTGCAAGAAGGCTCAAGAGCTAGGTTTTAAGGTGTATATTGACCATGATGTATCCAAAGAAATTGGACACATTGGCACGTTTGAATTCAGACATGACCACACTTGGGTGATGAAAGAAGAGCTGGAAAAAGAGGCTGTCTAATGGCACTAACTACATACACTGAGCTGAAGAATTCAATTGCGGATTGGCTGAATCGTACAGATTTGACAGCCACTATTCCTGACTTCATCTCTTTGGCCGAGGCTCAAATTGAACGTCAGTTGCGTACACGCCAAATGCTGACGCGGACAACTTTAACGATTGACGCTGAGTTTGAGTCAACGCCAACTGACTTTTTGGAGGTCAGAGCGCTGAAGTTAACTGGCACAAATCCAATCACGCCTTTGACGTTTATGACAATGGATTCTTTGGATGAGCAGTCAACAATAGATATTGGCAGCGGAAAACCTAAGTATTTCACTGTTGTTGGCAGTGAGTTTCGTTTTGTGCCGACACCAGACGCATCATATGCGTCAGAGATTGTTTACTTTGCAAAGCTCACCAAATTGTCGGCAAGCGTGGCAACCAATTTCCTTTTAACGTCCAGTCCTGACATCTATCTATATGGCTCACTTTTACAGGCTGCGCCATACCTCCAAGATGATGCGAGAATTCCAGTATGGACAACACTTTATGAACGTGCGCTGAGTGATTTACAGGTTGCCGATGATCGTGGCTCAAATTCCGGTGGAAAACTTTTAACCCGCGCAAAAACTTTTGGTTAAGGATTAAAAATGGCAGATACCACGACGACCAACCTACTGCTGACTAAGCCAGAGGTTGGTGCAAGCTCCAATACATGGGGTACTAAGGTCAACAACGACCTTGATTTGATTGATGCCTTGTTTGATGCTGGTCCGCTGCTAAAAGTCACTAAGGGTGGTACTGGTGTTGGCACAAGTACAGGTACTGGCAACAATGTGTTGTCTACCAGCCCCACACTTGTAACTCCTGCGCTTGGAACACCATCTGCCGCCGTATTGACCAATGCCACAGGCTTGCCGATCTCAACAGGTGTCAGCGGTCTTGGCACTGGTGTAGCTACATTTTTGGCGACTCCATCAAGTGCAAACTTGGCGGCGGCTGTAACTGATGAAACCGGCACAGGTAATTTGGTATTTACCAATTCACCCACCTTGGTGACACCAGCCTTGGGTACACCCTCTGCGGCTGTGCTTACCAATGCAACAGGACTGCCATTAACCACTGGTGTTACTGGTATTCTTCCAGTAGCCAACGGCGGTACAGGAGCTTCTACAGGCATTCCTTTAGGCACTGCCGTGACTGGAACATTGGCAGTTGCCAATGGCGGCACTGGACAGACCAGCTACACCGATGGTCAACTGCTGATTGGTAACAGCACTGGAAACACGCTTACCAAGGCATCTTTGACGGCTGGGTCTGGTGTGACGATCACCCCAGGCGCTGGTTCGATTCAAATTGCGTTCACAGGACCAGGCTCTGGCTCAGTCACTAGCGTAGACGTATCTGGCGGCACAACTGGATTGACCACAAGCGGTGGTCCAGTTACAAGTGCTGGCACTGTTACTCTTGCTGGAACATTGTCAGCGGCCAACGGCGGTACAGGTGTCGCAAACAATTCTGCCATGACAGTGACAGGTGTTGGCAACTTTGCCTATACGCGAACACTGACAGGAGCCACCAACGTCACGTTTCCAACAACTGGAACATTGGCAACTTTGGCAGGCACAGAGACACTGACCAACAAGACTATTGCTTACTCAAGCAACACGCTCACAGGCGTGGCTGGCACTGGTGTAGCCAACACTTTCACAGGCACACAAACATTCTCAGGCACATCGTCAGCCAAAGCGATTGTTCTGAATGATGCGGCAGAGGTAGCAACAGTTTCTGCGACAGCGGCTACAGGCACGATTAACTACGACATCACTACCCAGTCAGTCTTGTACTACACAAGCAACGCAAGTGCTAACTGGACAGTTAACTTTAGAGGTTCAAGCGGTACATCGCTGAATACTTTGATGTCCACAGGTCAGTCAATGACTGTGGCTTTCTTGGTGACTCAAGGCTCAACTGCTTACTACAACAGTGCTGTGCAAGTTGATGGCACTACATCGGGTGTAACTACAAGATGGCTTGGTGGTGCGCCTACTTCCGGTAACGCATCCGGTATTGATTCGTACCGCTACCTAATCATCAAAACGGGAAGTGCGACCTTTACGGTCTTGGCAAGCAACACACAATTTAAGGCCTAAACCATGCCATTACAAGCTACAAGCGGTGCGGCTAGTTACGATGCCTTTGGTGGTGGTGTTCCTGCTGCGCCTCCAACGTATATTGAGGATGTGTTCAGCACGTTTCTTTATACGGGTACAGGCGCTTCACGAACTATAGTTAATGGTATTGATTTAGCAACTAAAGGTGGATTGATTTGGATTAAAGACAGAACAACAGTTACAAACCATTGCTTGGTTGATACTGTTCAAGGAATAACTAAAAACCTAGTTTCAAATACCACAGCAGCCGCCGCAACTGTTGCGAGTGGTGATGATATTACAAGTTTTACAACTACTGGTTGGACATTTGGAAATAACAATCTAAACATTAATAATTCAGGTGATGCATTTGCCTCATGGACATTCCGTGAGCAGGCTAAGTTTTTTGATATTGTGACGTATACGGGTAATGGCTCCACACAGAACATTGCTCATAACTTAGGTTCAGTACCAGCTTGCATTATTACTAAACGAACAGATAGCACTAATAATTGGTTTGTTTATCACAGAAGTTTAGGTAATGATAAATATTTAATGTTGAATTCAACTTCAGCACAAACTAATGATGCAACCATTTGGAATTCCACCAACCCCACTTCAACACAGTTTTCTTTGGGTGCTACTACTGCAAACTCAAGCGGAGGCACATATGTGGCCTACCTATTCGCCCATGACGCAGGTGGCTTTGGCCTGACGGGTACGGACAATGTGATTAGCTGTGGGTCTTATACGGGAAATGGTTCCACTTCTGGGCCAACAGTTACGCTTGGGTATGAACCACAATGGGTAATGATAAAAACCGCAACTGCGGCAACCTATAACAACTGGTTTATGTTTGACACCATGCGTGGCATAAGTTATGGCTCTGGTGACGCATATCTGTATGCAAATCTTACAAATGCTGAAACAACTGGCGGTGAGTTTCTTGATTTAACAGCAACTGGTTTTAATTTAACAAAAGAGAACGTCTGTAACGAAAGTGGTGTAACCTACATCTACATAGCCATACGCCGTGGCCCGATGAAAGTGCCTACTACGGGAAGTAGTGTGTTTGCGCCTGTAACTGGTAGCTTCTCATCACCATACACTGTAACAACAAACTTCCCTGTTGACCTGACTATAAGTGGCAGAACTGCTGGCGCTACTATGACAGTAAACGACAGACTCCGAGGTGGCACGACTAACTCTTACGCTTATTTAAACACTAGGTCTACTGACGCTGAATTAACTGGCACTGGCGCTGGTCTTGGTTTTCAAAGTAACACTGCGGTTATTGATACAAACTGGCAAACAGGTGGTGATGCTATTTGGTGGAATTTCAGACGATCTCCATCGTTTTTTGATGAGGTTTGCTATACGGGGACGGGAGTTGCAAGGACTGTAGAGCACAACTTGGCGGCAGTGCCTGAGTTGATGATAGTCAAATCAAGAAGTAACGCAGATTTTTGGAGAGCATATTCATCTGCTACTGGAAATACAAAAATATTAATACCAAATACAGATGATGCGTCACTTACATCAACATCAACATGGAACTCAACAACACCAACCTCATCTGTATTCACGTTAGGAACGGATGGACAAGCAAATGGAAGCGGTAAAACATTTGTTGCCTACCTATTTGCAACTTGCGCTGGTGTTTCCAAAGTAGGCTCATATACAGGAACAGCTACTACAAAGCAAATTGACTGTGGCTTCACAGCAGGGGCTAGGTTTGTACTCATAAAACGCACTGATAGCACTGGTGATTGGTATGTATGGGACACAGCTAGAGGGATTGTGTCAGGTAATGACCCATATATTTTATTAAACAACAGCCCTCAAGTAACCAACACCGACTATATCGACACCTACAGCGCAGGATTTGAGATCAGCAGCACAGCGCCAGCAGCCATTAATGCAAGTGGTGGCACATTTATCTTCTTGGCAATAGCATAAGGAAACATCATGCAAATCAGAACAAATGACGGGCAAGTAATGTACGAATCAGAATTTCGTGCATACACAAAAGCCAATGGTGGCCCTACTTGGGAGACAACAACAACTGAGGTGCTAGAAGCCTTGGGTGCTGATGTCATCTTTGAAGGCCCACAAGCCACAGGTGGCACTGTCTATCAGATGTCAGTCTACGGCGGCATTGAGCAGATTGAGGGCAAGTGGTACACCAAATGGAATCTTGGCCCATCATTCTTTCAAACTGAGGACGCTGAATGCAATGTAACAACTGCTGCACAGAATGAAGCCGCTTACAAAGCTGCTAAAGACGCAGAGCAAGCCAAGTCTGTACGCACTACTAGGGATGCCAAGCTGTCTGAGACTGATTGGCGGTTTCGTAGTGACATGACACCCTCACAGGAGTGGAAAGACTACTGCCAAGCCTTGCGGGATGTTCCATCTCAGGCAGGATTTCCTTGGACTATTGAGTGGCCTGAACAACCATGAGCGAAGACAACACCACCAAGATAGCTGTACATGAGGCTGTTTGCGCCGAGCGTTATGCCGCCATTGAGAAGTCTTTTATCAATGGCGACAAGCGCATGACTCGGATTGAGTACCTGATCTATATCGTGATTGCTTCTGTGCTGTTTGGGCCAGGCGTTGCCGGTGAGTTTGTAAAGAAGATATTGGGGCTGTAACGATGTGGACCCCATCACCATCCTCTTTGCAGCCAATGCCTGCGTTGCCGCAATCAAAGAGGGATGCGAACTCTACAAGCAGGCAAAGTCCTCATTCATGGAGGTCAAGTCCACTGTTGAAGAAGCTATTGGTGTCGCCAACGAGGTTAGAGGATTCTGGTCAAAGCTATTCGGATCAAAGCCAGAGGCCAAACAGCCTGTCCAGCAGACGCGCAAAAAGGAAAAGTATGTAGCAGTCAACGA